TAGAAGACCTAATGCCAATGCGCCTGGAATAATAAGTACTGAAAGATCACCAAATGCGGCTCCTGCAATTCCTAATATAGTTAATCCAGCTGCTAGAACACCTATTGTTCCAATTCCAACATCATCCATCAATTTTAATCCAAGTGCAAATGGTATTATTGATGCACCCAATGCAGCAATTGCCAATGCACCTTTAAGAATTATATTAGATACTTTGGAAATTGGTTCAAATATTGACTTTAATCCTTCTCCTAAACCTGCCAATTTTTTTAATGTTGTAGGTGTAATTGCCGTTAACGGTTTAATACCTTTAACTATACCTTTCGATATTAATGGTAATAATTTTATAGAAAGAAATACCTTTCCAAGTTTTAACTCTTGAAGAGTTTTTAAAGGATCCAGAATATGAGAAAGAAGTTCTATTTTCTTTTTATTTGCAGGTGTAATCTTAACTAATGACATAGCATTAGCAATTGCCTGAAGTCCCTTTGCATATGATTTTGCAACTATTCTTAATTTAAATGAACCAATAAGTATCTTTGATAAATTAATATCACCAAGATCTTTAACGACACTTGACAATGCAGATAGAGTTCCTATCTTTTTATCAATTTTAGAAGTATCAATTGTCTCAACAGCTTTAACCAATTTATTAATGCCCTTTGCATATGCATCAAATACCAATTGAGGTGCTGCATTTAACATTAATCCCTTTATTAAACCTCCTATACCCACATCAGGAATTTTATTATCGGCAACATTTATTTTGGTAGTTTTATTAACTTGGCCGTTAGTCTTTTCTGGTGTGGAATTAATTACAGTTATTGATGGTGCAATATTTTTTATGGTATCAAGAATTTTTTCCAATGTTTCATTTATTAGATCTGCATCAAATTCAAGATGAGTTTTTAATGAATCGGCAGAACTATTAATAGAATCAAAGATAAGTTCATTGATACTATTAGTATTCTTAATTTCATCAATTACACTACTGATACTTACATTTGACATAAAGATTCTTAATATAGATTATGAGTTAATACTACATTGTTATTTATAAACATTCATTATCATTTCTGTTTATTTCTTTGTTCCTCATCTTTAATGTGCTGCTGGAGTAATGCTATGTATATCTCTCGCTCCCAAGGTAACATATAATCCAATTCAGTAAGACTATATTTGTGGTATTGCATTAAAGCAAAATTGGTCTGATAATGATTTATCAGAGACTCATGAGCGAGAGCTATTCGAAAAAACTTTGTGCACCGACCAATTCCAAAGTATTTTCTTCTTTACAAGATTTGCAAGTAAAATTAACTGTATGAGCAAGCTTTGGCGCTTCAGCAATGAAAGTTTCAATATGACTCATTTGTGATCGGTTTAATGAATTGATAAATGTTTCCATTTCAGATCGAGAAGTTTGTTCTGAAGAATAAACACCAGCATCATCAAAAATGCTAGCAATACTTGCAATTACAACATCTGTAATCATATCACCTTTTTCACGAGTATCATTCATAAGTGCATTCATATCTTTAACTTGAATGTATCTCATATTAAGACCAACCTTGTCAGTCAACATAATTACCTTGTCTTTTTTAGGATTAAAATCAAATTTAATTTCATCAAGATTAATTGTTGTTTTGGTAAATGCTTCACACTTTGAACATTTACAATTAATATCGGTTAATTCTCCAACCGATTTTGATCTAAGTTTAAGAAAGATATACTCCAAATCAAATGTAGTAAGAGTATTTGGATCTACCTTTTCAAATGTACAAGCAGAAATGATATTTTTCATTGCTGCTATAATTTCTTCATTATCAGCAGATTCTTGAGCAATGAGAAGGATTTTTTCCTCTTTAACAAGAAATGGACGGTACTCAATTGTTTTCTGAGTAGATGGTACAGTTAATGTATATTTTAGACTTGTTAGAATTGGTAATGCCATATTATATTTTTATTTGGTTATATAGTAATATATATGTGTATTATTTAAACGCATTTACTATTGAATTTAAAGCATTGGTAAACATATTATTTACACCTGTTAATTGCGGCTTGGGTGTAGGAGGTGTTATGGTTGCAATAGGCGTACCCAATGTATTCAAAGGATCAATTGTTTTAAAATCTCTATATGCAAATGATGCTGAACATTTTGCAATTGCGTCATTGTCTGCATTATTTAAATCAATTGCTTTAATTGAATATGGATATGCATCAAAAAGCGTAACTGCATATGTTACTTTATCAGCCAAATCCAATTGATAGATTTTAATATCTGCTCGATACATATTATCATAATTTAACAAATAATTGTCATAATTAATAATAAGACCTGCCCATGCATCAAGTAATTTTTTGATAAAATAATCATTTGTTAGGTTAAATGTCATTTCAACATCATCATTAACATAGCCAATGGGTATTTTTATTTCACGATGCCATGGGCCGTATTCAACAGTATTGGTTGTTCTGCCAGGAAGACTACATGTTTCACAAAAATAATTTAGATCATCAAATGATGCATCATCAATGTTAGCAATACCTGCCAACTTAGGTCCAATTGCACTAAAATCAATTACAAACCTATTGGAACGTGCCATGCCCTTTCTAAAGCTAACACGTTCTTTTAGTTTACTAATTGATGAAGAAGTCGAATTTGTTACAACAGGCATATGTGATTAATTTTCTGAAACCATTTTACGAGTTCTTCTCCAAATGGTCTCCTTTGATTCTTTTGCAAAATGGTCGGATGGTAAAAATAATGCAATTTCCCATTCTGGCGGAGGAATTTCTACAGTTTTGGATACTACATGACTAAAAAGATAATGTTTAAAACATGGAGCAAATGCTTTAAGTTTTGCTGTATTTGATAACATACTATATTTTAAACGTAAACGAGTATTTTCATCAAATCTTTTATCTGATGTATAATCCATAAGTTTATCAAAGAAAATGGCACGAACACGCGGATGTAGGTAATGTAGATTAAGACCATAGAAACCTCCTGGTGCAGGACCAATCATAATAATCAAAGGAAATGTATCATAATGAGGAAGAGTCTTTTTACCTTTAGGATCATATATGAATTGGAACATTTTTCCTATTAATGGTTTATTTCTTGTTGTTAAAGCAGAATCATTAAGGATTTTCCTTTGCGTCACACCTGATCGCATATCCTTAAGTTTTTGAAAAAACCATTTCTGTGATTGAGCTGTTCTTGGTGCAATTCCTGCTTTTTCAGCCTGTGCATGAATTTTAGCAAATAGTGAAGCCATAATATATTTATATGAATTCTATATGGTAAAAGATTAAACTTTTTTCTTCTTTGGTTTAGGTGCTCTTTCAATTATTATCTTTATACCTAAAGATTTTAGGGTGTCCTCATGCCAAACCTCAAATATCCATCCGCGCTGTTGTGCATATATATCAGCAGCTGTCCATTTTGACTGATTTTTAACATAAGTCATTACTTCTGTGATGTATCTCTTGGTTTGTCGAGTAGGTTTTTTTGGTTGTACTGTTTCCTTTTTTGGTTTAATTTCAATTAAATATACAGCACCTGTTGCAAATGTAATTTTTAAATCTACAAAATAGCGATGCATCCTAGAATCAGTTTTACACATATATGGCACTACTACTTCCTCTGAACAGTATTTTACAACATTTGGATTCTCATCACACCATCGTAATACCTGTCTTTCCCACAAAGACCTATAAGTAATATTAGTATAATCACCATCATACTTTAACAAATTTTTGGGATTAAATTTTCCCGAATAATATTTACCCATATTTATATTTATTCATAAAGTTTCATATAAATATAGATATGGCGGCACGAAGCACTATAGTTTTTCCATCCGATATTAATACTGCTAAGAATCGGCCTATGGTAGTATTTTCTCAGAATAATCAAAAAGTACCAGCTGCTCCTGGTTCACCTGTGAGACTTACCACTCCAATGATATACCTGCCTATACCGCAATCAATATCTTCCAATGATAAATCTGATTATAGTGCCAAGTCTCTTGGTATAATAGGTAATGCTATAGCAAGTGCTTTAACAAATGGGATGTCTGCTGAGTCTGCAGTTAATGCAGGATCAAAGGCATTGGGTGATGTATCAAATATGGGTTGGAAAGCTAAGATTGCAGCTGCTGCTAGTGTAATACCAACAGGTGTTACGGATGAAATGAAATCAGCTGCAAATATTGGATCTGGTACTGTTCTTAATCCATATATGATAACAGAATTTACTGGAACCCAAACCAGACAATTTTCATTTACTTTTAAATTAATACCTTCAAGTCAGACAGAAGCAGATGATATACAACGCCTTGTTTATGCTTTTCGGTCAGGTATTTATCCTATTTCAAATACATTTCAATTAATGTATCCTCCAACATGGACCATTAGATTTGTATCACATAATTCAACTACCAATTCTATTAATGAACTTAAACATATTCCCAAAATATATGAATGTTATCTTGTTGATGCAACTGCTACATTTAATGCGGGCGGCAATATGTGGCGAGTTGATGGTGCTCCATTTGAAACAGATTTAGCATTAAGCTTTATGGAAACTCGAGCTCTTACATATACAGATATTGTAGATCTTAATAAACAAAATCCTGATAGAGCAGCAAAGACAAATACTACATTTAAATCTTCAACAACAGCGCCATCTTCAACGCCATCTTCAACGCCATCTTCAACGCCATCTTCGGTATTAGATGTACTTTCCCCAAGTCCAGGTGCATTAAAAAGTGGCAATGCTCTTGGTGGCTATCCGCCTGGAGCTGGTTAAACACATAATATATTCTCATGCCAACATCATTTTTTAATAACTATCGCATAATTCCATATGACCTATATGGAGATGGATCTATTACTGCTCTTACAAATATTACTCAAGAAGTTATGGTAACATCATCAAAACTTCCTGATGATGCTTCTGTATATACATACTATACCATTCCTGATGGTGATAGACCCGATACTGTGTCATATAATCTATATGGTGATGTTCAATATTATTGGACCTTTTTCATTCTTAATTCATTTCTAAAGGATGGTTTAAGCTCAGCCTGGCCATTATCATATTATGATTTTAATGCAATGATTGAAAAGGAATATTCTCCATATTCAGCTATTACATTTAAAGCATTGGCTGCATATGATATGAGCTTAACCTCTGCCATGGATTTTAGTATAACTCCTTTGGATTCAAAGTATCTACCATATCTTCAATTAAAAAATTCAAATGGAGACAGTGCAAAAATATTAAAATTTGATGCAGCACGTCAACAATTGGTAATCTATGATATTTCTTCGTCATTCAGAGATGCATTTATAGCATATCCTCAGTATAATCTAGTGTGGGTTGGACCATCATCCGCAGACAATCTTAAAACAGAATGGTTATCCATTATGTCTCTTATGTATACAGATCCAAATGGATTAAAACATGAATATAAAACAACAATTTTGGATCCTGCTTTAGCTACAGTTGAATCTGCCATATCTAATCATACATATATTCCAACTAGTGTTACATCTTCTTCTGGAGCAATAACTTATCCATATAATTGGTCATTGTATTATAATGCTGCACATACTTATTATGATACAAATGGTAACACTTCCACTGTTTATGATTTGTTAAGAACTAATACAACAGAACCATCTTATAAAAGTTTTCAAGAAATTGAATCAGAAAACAATGATGCAAAAACTCAAATAAAAATTATACGAGCTGATAAAATTTCTGATTTCTCATCTGCATACTTTTCAGTTTTGACACAATAAGAGATGAATAATCAAATATCACGTAATACTCCCAAGGGTCTTGAAAATGGTATTGCCAAGACAGCTGGAGCATTTAATTTAATTAAATTTGATATTACCAATTCCAAAGGTGAAACTCGTGATATTAGACGGTTGGTTGAATCATTTACCATAACAGAGGAATTGTTTTCTCCAGTTATTACTTTGGCAGCTGCCATAAGAGATACAGTAAATTTCTTTGAGGACTTTGGTATAAATGGTCAAGAAATTATAAATGTTGAAATTGAAAAGATTAGTGATAATCCTCAAATAAATGCGGCTACTCCTATTAAAAATATCAAGTTGAAGTTGGCAGTGATGGAGTATCCCAATTATGAAAAATTGGCATCATCTCCAAATATTCAAAAATATAGTATGATTGCCATATCTGATTTTGCATATCTATCAGCGCTAACAAAGATTTCAAAATCAGTTAAAAATAGTGTCATTTCCAATATTCAAAGTATATTTAAAAATGATCTTAATGTAATTGTACAAACTCCAACCAAAATACCAACAACAATGTTTGATGGTATAATTACAATTCAAAGTCCTCTTAGAGCAACAGATTGGTTACGTTCTAAGCTGTTTGATTCATCTGGATCTCCTTTCTTTTTATATAATACCATATCTGAAAATAAACCAAGGTTATCATCTTGGACAGAATTTGTTGCGGAGAAATCATATCGTAAATATGTGTATAGACAATTTCTTCAAAATTCAGCCAATACTCCTGAAGCATATGCCGAGTCATTGACGAGAATTATTGAAATGCAGTCGCATATGAAATTAAATAAATTGGATCTTGCAAAAGCTGGTGCATTTGCTAGCATTGTAAATGTCACTGACTTTGGTAATAAAACATGGACACAGCAAGTGTTTAATGCCGATAAAAGTGGAGCTGTTACATCACAAACCTTAATATCTTCATCAAATGTAACATCGGCATTTGGATCTACATATTCAGAAGCATTATCATTTTTTAGTAAAGGTGTTACAGTTAAACCGCAAGCTTTGACATCTATGCCTAATGCTAGTATGGTAAATTTAAATGTCACAACAACTACAAATCCATCTACCAATTTAAATTCCACATCAGGTCCATTGCTTTCAAATATAGGAAATGCAAAAGCATTTGCTGCACGAATGAATTCAATTACTCACGAAATTATTGTATATGGTGATTTGTATTTAAATCCTGGTCGTAGAATTGAATTGGAAATACCCAAAGCGGTCAATGTAGATAAATATGGAGAAGATCTAAAAACATCTTATACTACTATAGATAAACGTATATCTGGAACTTATATAGTGTCGGTTGTAACACATTCATTTATAGATGGTTATTATACAAGTAAACTAAGAATTGTAAGCGATAAACTATGAAAATTACAAATTGGTATACAGGTGTTGTTGAAAGTATTAATGATCCTCTTCAATTAGGAAGAGCTCAAGTGCGGTGTATGGGTTTTCATACTTCAGATTTGACTTTAATACCTACTGCTGATTTACCATGGGCAACAGTAATACTACCAACTACGTCTGCAAGTATAGGCGGCCATGGATCCAGTGGTGCATTACAAAATGGCTCTTGGGTTTTTGGTTTCTTTCGTGACAATGAATTGCAAGATCCTGTTATTTTAGGAACCATTCCAGGAACATCTGCATTATCAGGATATGATAATAATAATGGTACTACTCCTCAAGTTGGATTTCAAGATCCTATGGGAACATATCCATTAACATCTGGACGAGATATACCTGCAGGATCTTTGTCATATATGGGTAAAGGTAATCCTGCATATAACAATAAATTACAAACATCATTATCTTTGTCCGATG